CTTCTGCGGGTGTTTCGGTGACACCGGGTAGCATAGTAGCGGTCTGCGCATCCACTGTAGGTGCTTCAGGAGTAACAACAGACTTAGGCTGCACCATTACAGGGTTTAGCTTGTTTCTATGTTCGATGAAATATTTTATAGCACCAGAAGCGTTCTCTGAACCAGACAGTGTAAGTAATTCCTGCGCGAACCCTTGTAAGCCTTTGGCATCTAACTTAGCAAGGGAATCGTCCTCTTGTGCACGAAGAGCATCAGCCACTTCTGAAATGGTCTGACTTTCTTCTTCATATTCTGCAATATTCTGCTTGTACGTGTCATATTTACTGCCAAAGGTTTGTACACCTTCTTTAATTTCTTCTTCATCCCGTACGGCAGTCTGTCCCATTATGTCGGTCATGGCACCAAGACTACCACGAACGAACGCACCGGTTGTGCCCCTAAGAAGTCCTCCCAACAGTGCCATTATTCAGTCTCCTTTGGACCCATAAGTCCCCTTGGCTTCGCGCCTTCTTCTACTTCCTGAATTGCTTCTTTTACATCAGGTATCATAGCAGCCTTTTGTTCTTTTACTGCCTCCTTCAGTCTAGCGGCAGTTTTAATTGATTCTAAGGTTTTGTTTTCATTGCCTACTTTGTAATCAATTCCTGCTTCTTCAGCAATCACCATGATTAACATGCCTAAATCTTCTGCCACGATAATCCCAAGGTCAGGAGTATACATACCTTCGCCGAAAGCTCCCATAATCATGCTGTTGACAATAGTTGTTACAGGAATCTCTGCTTCTAGCATGGCGAACAGACTGAACAATATTTCATCATCTTCAAACTTGTTGAAGTAGTAGTCCATGACTTCATCAGGCGTGGTAAACTGCGGAGGGCTTTCCCACGGATAGGCTTTAGGTTCCTTAGTCAAGGACTGACCAGGAATAGCCACGTCGAAACGTGACCGTGTCGCGCCGGATGGCATGGTAAGTTGTTCAGAAATAGGTTCCATATCTACGCCTTAGGTGGTTTTGCCTGTTTTACTGAGCCTTCTCTAAGCATTTTCTGTAGAATAGCTTTGTATCGACTTTCCGCACCATAGGATGCACGTGTCTCTACAGCTGCAGGAGTGCCCCGGGTACCCCCACGGCTACGACCGCCAAGACCCATACGGTAACGCCCAGTGCTGAACTGAGGAGGTGCTTGTACAGGAGGGGGGCCGCTCTCCTTACCAGCGAGAAGATTAACAGCAAGGTTAGCCCCGAGTGCAGACCAGAAAGTCATATTATGCTCCGTTAGTGTTAGCCGCTAGCTTGAATTGCGCTGACGCCGATACGAGTGATAAAATCACCAATGCTTTGCGCAGTTTGTTGGTCAAGATATTTGTTATAGTTTTCACGATTAACGTCTGCTTCTAGAATGGCCATTGCCATGTTGAAAGAACGGTCTTGCGCGTTCTCAGCAGATGTGTAGGCATAATCAGCTTCATCACGAAACTGCTGCCAGATATTATTAAGGGCAGTATTAGAGATGTTCAGATAATTAGCAGCGTTGATTTGGTTTGCTGCATTTTGTGCGGCAGTGTTTGCCGTATTAATATCTCTACGCCATTGTACATTACTTTGCTCAATTGCCAACTTATTTGTTGCGTTAAACTGCTCACGCTGGTTAGCCATTGTAGCGGCAAACTGTTGCATCGCGTTAGCTTGCCCAGCGTTAAACTGACTTGAAGCATTAGTCGACGTGGCGTTGAACTTATTGATGTCCTGCGCCAGATTGGCAAAGAACTGATTGACTTGGTTTTGTGACGTAGCATTGAACTGAGCCGCCGCGTTTTGTGCCGCTACATCAGACAGCATAGCTTGTTGTTGTGCTTGTTGATTGATTACATTAGCTTGCTGTGTGTTGGACAGATTAGCCATGTCCATCTGCATGAAGGATTGTGCGTTCTGTACAGCGACCTGCTGTCTTGCATTAAGGTTCGCCATGTCCATCTGAGCCAGAGATGCGGCGTTAGCAAGAGCAGTGGCCTGTTTGTTAGACAGGTTCTGCAGGTTCATTGTCTCCATCATCTTGGAGTTTGCAAACTCACGTTGTTGGTCAAAGTTAAACGTGATATTTGCGGCTTCGGCAAATCTTTCAGCGTTGAGGACGTTTGCTTGTTGTTGGTTGCTGAGTTCTTGACCTGCCAAAGAAGCATTAACCTGTAGCTTAGCAAGTGCCATTTGCTGGCGGTTGGAGGTGTTAGCCAAGTCTACGTTGAGGTTATTCTGTGTATTCGCAAGACGAGCCTGTTGGTCGTTGTTCATTATCTGTACGGCTGTCTTGTAGTATGTCTGAGAGTCTTGCGTGGCAATCGGAATGGCGGATTCCATAGCGGCTTGCAGTATTGCAGCACCTGCCATAGAGGATGCGCCGAGTCCGCGTTGCGCCATTTGCGTGTTAGCTACACGAACTGCGCCAGCAGCCCACGGCGGCACTTGCCCATCTGTAAACTGTTGCGAGAGACGAGTAAGTTGCCCCTCCACCGTCATATCCGGTGTGACCTGCATCGTAGCGCCGGTAACGTCGCTTACGAATCCTGATTGCTGTGCTTGGAACTGGGGTTGCTGTAGGAAAGCAGTGTCAGCAGTAGCACCAGCTATCTGCTCCTGCGCACCGACTTGACGAGATAAGTCAGCGGTTATGAGTCCTGCCGCTTGTCCTGTCTGTGCTTGTGCTTGTTGTCCTATGCCGCCTTGCGCCGCCTGTGCTTGTGCATCAGCAGATACTTGCCCTGTAGCCGCAGTGATTGTAGGGGCTTGCCCTGCGGTGGTAGCGGCTTGATATCCTACAGCGGCAGGTTGTTGTATTTGAGCTGCGCCAGCAACACCGGCTTGTGTTACAGGTGTAGCAGGTTGTGTCCCAGATACTTGCCCTGCAGTGCCAGAAAGCATTTCCTGTTGAGTTACTGTTTGGTCTTCGGGACGATAGACAGCTTGAGTAGGCATCAACGGATTGACTGCCTGTTCACCCATGTACTGGTCTACAGGTTTTTGTCCAGCTTGTGGTGTAGTGCCATTTGCCATTAGTTAAGTCCCATAAATACTGATACCACCATTGCTACCACGAGAATAGTGCTACCCATAATCATCGCCTCA